GGAACACACATACCTACGTTCTCTAAAAATTGTTGATTGTTTTCGTGTTCAAAATTAGGTAACTTAGGTATTAGTTCAGCAGCCCTAACTTCGCCTTGTGTTTTATATACATGCCAAACTGTCGTAACAAATGCTACAACAGTAACAAACATTAATGTTCTTATAATTATTCTAAAGTTTTTTAGCATAATAGTCGTATCCTATCCACTCTTTTCCATCTTGGTCTACAAAACTCTCTAACTTAGATTGAAAAAAAGTTAGTTTTGATTTTAAATCATCAACTTTCTTAAATATAACTTCAGCTTGCTTTTCAGTATAATTATCGTATATGTCTTTTGCCCAATTACCAGTGTAATATAATCTACTTGTACCTGTGTTATTGGATTGTTTAGTGAGTTCGGTTAATTGTATTAGTGCCTCACCTACACGTGCCTTAATATAAGGATCTAGTTCTTTCACTTTTCTCATAATATATATCTTTCATAATTAAATGTTTATACCTAATTGTTTCATAGTAGGTCTGTAACTATAAAAAGTTTCATTGTGGTTACCTGTATCGCCTAAGTTTGACATTTGAAATAAATGTATCATTTCGTGTGCCAAGGTATCAATAAAATCTTTTTTAGAAGGATAAGCAGGTAACATTTCTAAATGATACTGTCTAGCACCTTTTCTTTTCCATTCCCAAATTACAACTTGACCCCAACAAGGTTTTACTCTATCTCTAATTTGTTTAATCTTAACATCATTAAAGGGTGATAATAAATTTTCAAATACAACCTCATTTATCAGATTAAAATATTTTTTAATATCTGTATATGTGGTTTTGTATTTTGACTTCATAGAAAAATCTTGCTTTAAAAGTTTTTTAACTTTTGATCTTTTTCTACTGATTGACATTTATCTTTTCTCCCTAAAAGTAACATTAATATTAATCCTGACAATAGGATTAAAAAAACTTGTTTTGGTATTACAGAATAAATTATCTGTAAACACTCGTATAATAAATCAACAATCATTGTCTCTTATCTCCGAGTTTTCTAATAGAGCACACTTATAAGCCTTGTCAATTTCTAATCTCATTTCTACTAAAGCACCTTCTAAAAGCACAGGTAGATATTGACTTATAATTTGTAAACTATCTAAGGCAAATTGATTCATAACGTTTTTTAATTCGTCATTCATCAACTGCTCGACATTCACATTTTCACCTTGTATTTTATTTGTTATCACATTGCTAATGGTCGCAAGGTAATAATCACTTGAATTTGCCTTAACTGAATTTGAAAAAGCAGTTAAACCAAACCATACAAGAAACAATAATAGTATCATTTTTTTCATAATATAACTCTCACTTTCTATACTATTTATAATATCACATTATAAAAATTAGTCAAGCGATAAATTGTCAATAAAGGTAGGGAATATTAACTAGTAGGGGTGCGACATGTTGTACACCCCTAAATGTTCTAGTTTTGTTCTGGTCTCATAAACGAATCGTTCCAACCAAATGCCTCTTTTACAGCATTCTCTGTCAATCCTTTGTAAACTAGATTTATTCTTTTATCTTTTACGTTGATTAACAATTCTGCTTCCGAGGTATGTAAACCTTCTAGCATTTGGATAAACAAAGTTTCTTTACGAGTCTTTGTGAGTTGTGGGTCAGCACCTTTAATAAAGTGCCATAGTTTTTTAGTTTCGTCTTCTAAGTAAGTGTGTTGTGTACCTAAAGGTGCCTCGTTTGCCATAAATGGCGGTGTACCTTCTGGTAAATCCCACTCTATCTTAGGATCAAAAGCGCCTTTCAATAGTGATCTTAAAGCAGGACTATCGTACTGTTTTAAAACTTCTACCTTTTTAGGCTTGTCTTTTGCGTTATTAACCTTTGTAAAAATCTCATGTACAGTTGGTCTGCTTCTACTTGACGTTTGAGCAGCCGCTGTCATAGCCTCTTTACTCATAAGGTTAGGGTTTGATTCAGCCATAATTATCTCCAATATATATTGTCAAAAGTCATTAATATTTTCAATCAATGATTTTAGCTTATTTGTCATAAAGTAATTTAACAGTAGCGACCTGTCTTTTACCTTATAATTCTTAAAAGTATTTATAATTCTTTTTTCTATGTGTTCTGGTATCTCTGATAAATCAATTAGTTTCTTATTTCTTTCATAGTGTTTTCTAGTCTCACTACCTAATGGTATGTTATCTACGTTAGACCATTCTTCTAATCTCTTTTTGTTTATAGGTTTTTGTCTTTCATTTGACCTTAAAAATATATCATCATCACTTAATATATTAGGTACACCATCTGATCTATCACCTTTTATAATTTGTTCTCTTAAAAATCTGATAGGATCTTCTTGTTCACCTATAAAACCTTTTAACAAAGGACTAAACTGATAAACATTACCATAATGATGTAATTGAATAAAATCTTTATCGCCTGATATGATTAGGTATAAATCCTCTGTCTGTTGTTTAACTAGAGTTGCTATTATATCATCTGCCTCACTATTTTCTACATACATTACAATATAAGGAAAGTTTTCTTTGATTTCGTTTTTGATTTCTGTAATTATATTAAAGATATTATCCCAATCAAAAGGACCATCTACTCTACTTTTACGTCTACCGTGTTTATAGTTAGGAAATATTTCTCTACGCCAAGGATCACCTGCGTCTGAACATAATACCATGTTACCATATTCTTCTTTAAATTTTAAATTAAAACCTCGAAGAGTATTCAACACCATATGACGTATCATATCCTTATTAGGTTTAACATCTGCCTTACCTCTGGTTTGTGCCATAAGGTTAGAAATTAAAACTTGATTTAGGTCAACTAATATCATTCAGAATACTTTACTATATTAAATTCTTTACCCTCAAAATTTCTTTTATAAAACCAATCTCTATATGCTTTGTCTGTAAATATTTCCATAACCTCAGAATATCTAACATTGTCATCTAATATCATTTTTTCTAGTGACTCATATTCATATGTATCAACTCTACGACTTACCTTAAATGATTTAGCATTTTCAAATAATGCTCTAATGTTTCTAAGGTGGTTACTCATACTGTATCATCACCATAAGGGTGTACTTTATATTCGTTTTGTTTTCTAACTCTTTCTAATTCTTTTTTAGCATTATATCTTATGACTAAAAAAGCAATAAAAAATCCTACGACCGTAATCGAACAACCTATAACAAAAAATAATAATCCGTGTGTAAAATCCATAATCAATTAAGGTGGCGATTTCTCGCCACCCTATTATATAATTTATGCGTCAATTGAAGCAACAGTACCTTTTCTAGGTGCTCTTGCGCTTGAATTGTCGTATTTAAACGGTGTTCCGTATAAAGCCTGGATACCAGCAGAGATAATTGCTCTCGTTGGATTACCAATTCTGTAAACGTGTTTGCCGTTTTGTTTAGAACCGTAGACCATGTAGCCTTCAGCTCTTAAAGTATCAACCATAGCTCTTGGTGATTTTAGACCGTAAGTAGTATTTAAAGCCTTCCAAGATACTGATTGACCTCTTTGAAGTAGATTTAGAATCTTGTCTTTTTTAGACAATCTTTTTCTGCCTCTAGTTTCAACTTTTTTATTTAAACCAAACATAATATTCTCCTTTATCAAGTGGTTAATAATACTATTTTACAACCTGCTAAGGCGATTACCGTAGTAATTCTGTTAATCATCTTTTAAATCGTCTCCCTCAAACATGCCTGCTTGATCGTTTATATCTTTTAGATTATCTTTTACATCTTTAGAAATAGGACTATTCGATTTTCTTTCTACTGTTAAGACAGGTGTATAATCAATCTTTGCTGATTGAGAACCTTGTTTATTGATACTAATTTTTACTAACTTATCAACTAGTCTTTGAGCAGGATGATCTATATTAAAATCTCTATAAATTAAACCTCTTAACACATCAATTAAAAGAGCTAAGTCTTTTGTAAAGGTTTGATTTTGTGTTTTCAAGGCTAGATCAACAAAGTGTCTTAATAAATTCATACTTATATCGTCAACTGCTGTATCACAAAACTCTTTAGTTTGTTTTTGTTTTACTCTTTCAGCAAATTGTTTTTCTGCTTTTGTTTTGTTAGTTTTATTAACTCTAACAACTTTATCTAACGGAAACTGTATGATATTATCGTTACTCACTTATGATCTCGCCTTTGAAATTGACTTTACCTTTATCAGCAAAATATTCTACAAGTTGATTGTAACCACCGATTAATTTATCATCAATCTTAATTTGTGGCATAGTTCTAACTTGTTTACCAATATCTTCTAACATTGCTTGTGGTGAAGCAAAAGATTCCATCATCTTTTCTTCATACTCTAAGCCGAGGCTTTTTACTAAGTGCTTCGCCTTAGAGCAATACACACAATTATTTTTACTGTAAATTACTATTTTCATTTTGATCCTCTAGTAATTTTTCATAAGCAATATTAGCTTTTTCTTTTAGATTATAGGCGTCAACAGCATCAGCGATTGTGTAGTTGTACATTTTATTGTACTCGCCCATAGGTAGTCTTAAACCAATCCATACTCTGTAATAATTATTTTTAGTAATCGTTACATCTTTAGCAAAGATTTCATATCCTCTGACAGGTGTATCTTTAATTAGATTTATAATAGTCATTTCTACCTCAGATACAGTTGTCTTAGTATGAGTTTTGCCTAACTCAGTTATGAATTGTTTAGTAGATTTATTCATTTCACCTTTAATAATATCTGCTAATTCTGATTTAGCAATCATCATGCCTTTTTCGATAGCAAGTTGTAGATCAGGTGAAACAGCAGTACCTACACCAAAGATACACATTCTATCTTTGTCTTTACCGAACCTAGGTGTATTACATGCTTTCTTTTCTGAGAAATCTGCCATATACCACTTAGGTACTTCATTAACAAATTTACCTTTCTCAGACTTCATTTTGTAAGTTGTACTTGAACAAGCACTCAATAACAAACCAGCAAATACAACTAATAGTAGTTT